ATGCAGTCATTTGTTTAACCGCTTCTTCAGGAGAAAGTCTGAGCATGCCCATCGCCTTACCCTCCGTCGTTACCCGCTGATGCGGGAGAAATGCTTTGGTCGGTGTGGTGGGCTGGCACTGAGTCGCCACTCTCACTTATTTCCTGCCGCCCTGTTTTCTGTATTGGCAAACAACTATCTGCCCAGCCGGTTTTCAGGTCTTATCACACTGCTAGCGTTGCACCTCGCTTGAGGACACCACCACCACATCCCGAAGCACTTTCCTTCGGTCTCCTGAGTTCAGGAGAAATCATATTGTTAAAGAAGCAGTCGGACTTCCTGTCCAACACGGCTGATAGTTCCTTCTGCCGTATCGATGTTTCGTTTCGATGGAATAACTGTACAGGCAAAACTGTATTGAGTAAACAGTCAAAACTGTAAAAAGTGGCTGTAAATCTGTATTTGCTTGTTTTTGCATGAATTAAAGTTTTCTCCAGACGTAAAAAAACCCGCCGGAGCGGGTTTGATGTTTAGCAATTGGTGATTGTTATCTGATAGTTACGCCATACCAGAACACTGCACCGACAACTCTAATCTTATTACTGTCTTCACCGAGATAAATTTCGTCAGGGTATTCGTCAGTATTGAACGAGCGAAGGCGAATCCCACCACCTGGCAAACGATACATCATCTTGACACGTGCCATTCCTTCGTGATCGAGAGCGTATATTTTGCCGTCCTTGATTTCAGTGCTTCCTGTATTGATCGCGACAGTAGCGCCGTCCGGCAATACCGGCTCCATGCTATTTCCCCACACTGACATGCAGGCAGCCTCTTCAGGCTTCACGCCCAGCTTCTTAAGGCTGCGCAGCGAGAACTTCAGCTTCTTACCATCACAATCTAGTTCAACCACTCTTCCGTCACCCGCAGCTAGTTGTGCCTCCTTGAAGAAAGGTAGATAGACATCATCGTCTTCATCTTCACTATCTTCTTCCCAGAGTGAAATCCCTTCAAGCTGCGTGGCATTTGATTCTTGCTGACCGGTCTTCAACCAATGAGCAGAACACTTCAGCGCCTGAGCTAGCTCAAAAATCTTACGAGGGTTTTTCGTCTCTCCGTTTTCGATACTAGCAATAGATTGCTGCTTAATTCCAACCTTATCGGCAAGTTCTGTTTGTGTGATGCCTAGTACATCGCGCCTTTCTTTAACCCGATCGGCAAGGCTCATGACCTTCTCCTGATGAATAAATAAACCGACCAAATTCTCACAGCAAATACTGTATTTGACAAACAGGTCTTCCTGTAGAACAATACAGATAAAACTGTAGGAGAACGGAATGGATACAAGTAAAACCATCTCCCAGCGTGCAAAACAGCGTCGATCAGAACTTGGACTGACCCAAGCTGAAGTCGCTGAGCAAGCCGGGATTGCACAACAGTCGTATCAGCAGCTCGAAGCTGGAGAAACAAAGCGCCCGCGTAATCTCCTTGAAATCGCAAGCGCATTGAAGTGTACAGCTCAGTGGTTGATGTACGGAACTACCTCTAAAAAAGCAGCATAGAACCACCGCTCTTTAAACAATCTGGCCGCTCTCTGAACTCAGGAGCAATAACAACAGTGGCATACCCTACGGTATGCACACGCACACAACTAACCAACAACGGAAGTATCACGCATGGACATTGCAAGCACTCGCAATAAAGCGAATGAAATCACAAGCAAGATTATGAATGGCATAGCTATTCGTGGTCAGCGAGCAGTAGCAAAAGCTGTAGGCGTTAACGAGTCACAAATCACCAGATGGAAAGAAACGATGATCCCCAAGATGGGAATGCTCCTGGCAGTTCTGGAATGGGGAGTAGAGGACGAGGAATTGTCGAAGCTGGCTAAGTCAGTAGCGCGGTTACTCACAAAAGAAAACGCCCCGGAGTGCTTGGAACACTTCGAGGCGTAGTTGCAAATAACTGTTCATATTTACAGGAGTCATTATATGCAAAAGAGCAGAAAACTCAAGCAAGAAGAGGAGCGGCGTTATCCAGACTCACCCGATCCAATCGTAATGGCAGCCGCCACAAACAAGCCGTTCGCTGAACGGTTTATTGGTTGTTTCAGACTGGCTAAAGCAGGGGTGAAGAATGGCCAACGTTAGCAGTTTAGCCAAAGCACGCGAAGCCAGAAGGCCGCAGGAGTCGCCAAACATTGGCGGTAAGGGGTATGCCTTGCTGCACCGTAAAATCACAGAGCTTCCGTTCTACAGGAACGATTCAGAAGCTGTTCATCTGTGGATTCATATCATCCTGTCAGCTAACTATGCGCCCACTGTAGTGCCAACGGAGTTTGGTGACATGCTGTTGCGCCGTGGTGAGTTCATTACTGGCCGTAACAAGCTGGAACTTGAGACAGGGGTTGATTGCAACCGCATTAAATACCTGCTCAATAAGTTCGAAAAGATGGGCATGATCAGCCGGATAACCACTAAGAAATTCACCCGGCTTTTCGTGGTGAAATACGACGATTATCAGCCAAATTTTGTGCCAACAGAATGCCAACAGAATGCCATCGCAAACCCAGAAACACCAAGGGCTAGCGTGGAGGTTGTGCCATCAGAGTGCCAACAAAGTACCACAGCTAATGAATTAAATAATAACTCTATTACTAACGTAATAGAGAGTCCCTCAGTCATCGTTAAAGCTGAAAAGAAAAAACCGTCATTCAGTTGTGAAGATGTTGTCTCTGCCTATCACGAGATTCTGCCTGAAGCGAAAGGCATCAGAGCACTCAGCGATAAGCGCCGTAATCTCATCAGAACCTTCTGGACGAAAGCCAGCAAGATAACTCGCCAACTGGATAGCGAGCCCTTCACTCTGGACAGCTGGAAAGCCTATCTGAAATACATCTCCACCAACTGCCGCTGGATGCTGGAAGACCGACCTGATAGTCGTTCTGGCAAGACGTGGCAGAAAAAGGGTCTGGAGTATTTCCTGAACGACGAAACATACCTGCAGGTTCGGGAAGGAGACAAGGATGACAGATAACATCGTATTACCCCCGCACAGCATCGAGGCTGAGCAGAGCGTTCTGGGCGGCCTGATGCTTGATGACGGCAGCGACCGTTGCCTGAAAGTATTTTCCTTTCTCCGCGCTGAATCTTTTTACAGCCGACCACACCAAATCATCTACGAAGAGCTACGGAGCCTTTCCCGGCAGCAGAAGCCTATTGACCTGCTAACCGTGTCTGACTCGCTGGAAGCGCATGGTGAGCTGGAATCGGTTGGTGGATTTGCCTATCTGGCCGAGCTTCAGAAGCACACACCGAGCGCGGCAAATATCGTGAACTACGCCAACATCGTTCGCGACCGAGCCATGAAGCGTTACGGGATTGAGAAGGCCAACAAAATCACCGAGTTGTTCTACGCCAATGACGGCATGTCTGCTGAGCAGAAGTTTGAGGCAGCACAAGCCATCTTCACCCAGATGTCAGATCACGCACGAACCGGTACACGGCGCGGGCTGAGGTCGTTTGGTGACGTTATGGATGACTGGATGTTAGATCTCGATAAGCGCTTCTCAACCACCGGAGAGGCTCGCGGATTGACCAGCGGCATTCCATCGCTCGACAGAATGCTTTCGCCGAAAGGTCTGGTTAATGGCTCGCTGTTCGTGATCGGTGCGCGGCCTAAGATGGGTAAAACCACCTTGTACTCGCAGATGGCTATCAACTGCGCCGTTCGTGAGAAGAAGCCTGCACTTCTTTTCAGTCTCGAAATGCCAGATGACCAAATCCTCGAAAAGCTGGTAGGGCAGAAGTCAGGCGTTAACCCGAACATTTTTTATCTGAACACCAGCGACGATGAAGAGTACCAGGGTGACTACGACGCAGACTTCAGCAAAGCCATGAACACCGCTACACGACTCCGCGAACTCGACCTGCTCTACATTGACGACACACCGGGATTGTCACTGGCACACATCGTTGCAGAAAGTCGAAATGTTAAACGCCAGAAGGGTAGCGTTGGCATGGTTCTGGTGGACTACCTAACCCTGATGACCGCCGAGAAGGCAGACCGTAATGATCTGGCCTACGGCATGATCACCAAAGGGCTCAAGAACCTCGCCAAAGAGCTTGGCTGCGTTGTTGTCCTGCTGACCCAGTTGAACCGTGAGTTGGAGAAGCGAGTAAATAAACGTCCACTACCAAGCGACAGCCGAGACACCGGTCAAATCGAACAGGACTGTGATTACTGGGTAGGCATTCATCGTGAAGGTGCATTCGATGAAAGCTTAAATCAGGAAGAAACAGAGCTGCTTCTCCGGCTCAATCGCCACGGCAAGACCGGCGTTATTTTCTGCCAGCAGCGCGATGGTGCCATTTACGACCTAGACCAGGTAGCAGCGCGTCGGGATCGAGATGAGCGAGAACAACTAAAGCAACCAGCAAAAAAGAAAGGTGGTTTCTGATGGAAATGACAAACGAACAACTGAAAGCCGAAAACGAATTTCTGCGTAAACGAATCAAAGAAATTGACCTGATTTTTGGTAAGAACCTGTTGGCGATGCAGGCGCCCTGTATCGAGGCAGAGCACGGGGAAGGCGACAAGGCAGCGATGCAGTGGATTTTCAACACGCTTTTCGGCCCCGGTGAATTTGCTCCCGATGAAGAGAAAGACGCTCAGGCATATTTCAACCGCGAGGCAACAATCATCGATAAAGAATTGAATGAGGTTTACGACTGGTTCCACGAGCTGCGCAAGCGCGAACAGGCAGAGGTGAAGTGATGGACAGCAACAGAAAATCATTTGAGGCGGAATATTCAAAGGTAATGGGCACACCTATCACTGTCTTGCGCAACTTAAGGGATGGAGAATGCTATAGAGAAACCGAGGGGGATCGTCTTTCCCTGTCATGGGTAATGTGGAAACAATCCCGCTCGGCAATTGAAATTGAGTTGCCTGATGGTGAAATTCAATTAACTACAGGCCGCGGCCAAAAGGTAATGATGCCGGCTCATGACGTAGTGAAGGCCATCACCTCCCACGGAATCAGAATTAAGGGGAAGACGGAATGAAAGAAGAAATGATGTACATGCCAAAGGAAGTGACTGACACCTTCATGATTAACCCTGATGACTTCGAAAAATTCAAGGCAATAAAGCCAGCCCTAGCAGCTCATGGCGTAGATATGATTTGCGACAGCATGGTTGAGCCAGGGAAATTAATCGCAACGGGACGAAAGGCATCGGAGCTTGCAAAAATGATTGGAGGAATTGCGTGATGAATAACGATTTAGAGCAGTTCAGCGAAGAAAGGCTGATGGAACTGATACACGAATCATCCAAACCAGAAATTGAGGCACTCGCCCGCATAGCCTTAGCAGTAAAGCAGGCCAGGCCAGTGGCTCAAGTTTATCAGCCAGCTAACATTGGAATCTGTGCGGCGCTGGGGCCAGCAATCCGCATGATTAATGTTGGACTGCCAGCCGGCACACTTCTCTACACCACCCCACAGCCAGCCCATACAGAGCAGGATGGTTGGGTTTCTATTCCGAAAGACATGCTTGCTGATTATCGCGACGTGAAGAATGGAGAAGTTCAAGCCTATAAAGCGTCATTCGGCAGTTATTGCGATATCCCGGGTTCTCGCTGGCAAAAAGAACTCGCCGATTTAACGGAAGAACTCGCGGAAATCGACAAATTAATCGCAGCCGCACCTAAACCTAATGTCAACCTCACTGGTGAGGGTGACAAATCAGATGGGTGGATTAAGTGCAGCGAGCGAATGCCCCAAAACAATGAGCAAGTTTTGACGTGGAACGGGCAGTACAAAGCAACTGATTTATTCTTGGCTGGAGGCTTCATGTGCAACAAGCCAAAGATAATTACCCACTGGATGCCACTACCCGCCGCCCCTAAACCGGAGAGTGAATGATGATGGACATCAACAAAGTTAGTCGAGCACTTCACGCGCTGAACATGATGTATCAGCCTGCATTCTTCACGCTTGGCGTTGCTTCGTGCTTAAAGCAATTCAAAACATACAGGCGGCTTAGCAATCATTTTCTGCGAAAGTCTCTCCATACAAAATGCCGCGCACTCATAGAACACGACAGGGTGCTCACAGGTAGGTGACAAATGGATAAACAAACGTTTTTCCTCCGCAATGAACAAGTCCGAAGAAACCTGATAGAAGCAATAAACAAACTCCCCCTCGACGACCAGCGCCCCATCACCGTAAACCTCACTGAATTTGACCGCTCACTCCTTCAGAACAGCTTATTCCATGCGCTTTGTGGCGACGTGGCTAAGCAGGCTATCTGGATGGAGAAGCCGCGCAATCTTATTCAGTGGAAAACCCTGTTCGTGTCTGGTCATGCAATGGCAACCGGTTTGGGTGCGGAGATAGTGCCTGGATTAGAGGGTGAGTTCTGCAATATCAGGGAATCGACGGCAAAGATGGGCATGAAACGCATGGCGAGCCTCATCGAATATTCGCAAGCATGGGCGGTTGGCAGTGGTGTCAAGCTGCGTGAGGTTCGTTACACAAATGACTACTTCGGAAGGGCAGCATAATGATTGAAGCAACACTAAGAGGTCTTGCAGTCATCGGCATCTTTGCCGTGCTGCTGATAATCGTCACCTGCGCATCGGTTACGATTAATCGAATCAGGAGGAAAGCCTGATGGGTAAAGTAAACGTCGAACGCACAAACGAATACCGGCATGTAGTCCAGCAGTACATCAAAGAGCATCCCGGCAGCCAGACCAATCAAATCAGCAAAATCCTTCATGTAGGCCATCGCAGAGCAAGCACAATCCTGATGATGCTGGCTAACTGCGGAGATATTTACCGCGCCGGTCACCATAACGTTACGCGTTACTGGATAAGCGCAGCGGCCTGCAAGAAAGACGGAGTTTGTGTTGACGCTGAGCAGGAGACTTTTGAAAGCAAGAGTAAGGCCACAAGCTCTCGATACAACCAGCACAGACGGACATCTTGCAGTTCACTGGTATTTCTCAGCAGGCGCAGGCCGGAAGGCATCAACACCATATTCGAAGAATGCAAACTTAACAGCCAGATATTGCCGGTGCTTCAGGTGATGGCAAGGCGGCTCTATGGCTAAATCAACATGGTTCACTCACGAAATCATGCCCACCCAGCAAGCCGAAGACCTCATCAAGCAGTACACCATCCGAAACATCCAAACGCAAAAGCAACTATCCGCTGATTACACAGGCTGGTACGTCCCTGCTTTGTTACCTGAATACAGCAATGAACCACACCAAAGCCGGACTTGGCAGAACTCTATGTGGAGATAAATCATGATTTATAAACGCGGATGGCAAAGAACCATCAGTCAGTATGAATTGCAGAGAAAGCTTGAGGAAGAAGACATTCCTGACGCCAGAAAAATATCGATGATCATCTGCGGTGATTACGACTCTAACTGGCATGAATTCACGCTCATCGACAATACGTGGGATACGGGTGCTGACACCACCATTTTGCAGCGCATAAACAGGCTATGGTTCGTGCCTCTTTACCTGCTCACAATCCCATTCCAGTGGCTGTTCAGAGGCGAGGTAGGCATGCGCAATGAATCCAAGATGGCAAAAATCATGTCAAAGCTGACGGGGCTGCAATGAAAACGCCGCCTGATGACCAACCAGTCTGCCAGGGCTGCGGCGTACCACTAAGCCCAGACGAAAATTACTGCTGCGAAGACTGCACAGATTGGTGGGCGCTAAACGGCGTTGAGGCTTCTGAACATCTGAGGAGTGAGAGTGATGAAATTACCCAGAAGCCGTAACTGCAAAATATGCAAAAAACGATTCAAGCCAGCCACTCTGTACGACTGGTGGTGCAGTGAAGAACACAAGGAAGAGCTAATCACCAAGTTAGCAACCGAAGCCCGACAGAAGCGCACACAGCAACAGGAACGACAGCGGAAGGAAACCACCCAGCAGGAACGACGAAGCCTCAAGATTCGAAAGCTCGCAGTAAAACCCCTCAGTTACTTCGCAAAACAAGCCCAGACAGAATTCAACGCCTTCATCAGAGAACGTGACGCAGACCTTCCATGCATCAGCTGCGGACGCTTCCATGATGGGCAGTACCACGCCGGGCATTACCGAACAGTAGGCGCAAACCCAGAGCTGAGGTTCAACGAAGATAACTGCCACAAACAGAGTTCACCTTGCAACAACCACCTGTCCGGAAACATCGAAAACTACACCCCAGCAATCAGAGCAAAGATTGGCGAGCAGGCCTATCAGTTGCTAATGGGTGCACACGAGCCGCAACGGTACCGGCGTGAAGATTTCGAGCGAATCAGGGGTGAGTACAAAGCTAAGCGTAAGGCACTCAAGAAACTATCGGAGGCAGCATGATCACCTTAGAAGACGTTCTCCATGGCGGCTATCAGCATTTAGCCCGGGAGATGTTCGATACCCAAAAGTGTCCATTCTGTCACGGCATCGGCACGGTAGCTTTCTATCCGATGTACAGCAGTTCATCCCATACATCCGTAGCAGAGCGCAGGCCATGCACTGAATGCTCCGGAACCGGGCGGAGGCTAAAGCCATGAGTATTCAAAACACCATAGCTCTACTCGCAATGTACCGACCGCGCAACGTTGCAGCAGTGCGCACACCCTCCGGCATTGTCTTCATGGGCGCTCGCAATCTCAAGCCATCCGAGAAGAAAGCCCTACTGGCAATTCCTCAGAGTGAGCTGGATGCAGCTATCAGGTGGCAGAAATGACCCAATACGACAAACACGAACTATCCCGCCTCAGCGAAGAAGAAAAGCAGCTCGAACAAAAGCTAAATCGTGTTCGAGAGCGGCGCCGCGAAATCATCAACAGGTCAGATGCCAATAAGGTGAAGGTATGAACCTTGAATCAACGGTCAAATATCATTTTGCCAAAACGGCAAACTATACCGGAATGCCACCCGCAACGAAGTCTGACGCATTAACCGGCACAGATAATATGGCAGCCATGGGAATGGTTCAGTCTATTGCGCCGATGGGATTCAGCGCTTTTATGGGTAAGGTTGGAGTAAGCAAAAACGACGCTGAACGCGCCGTCTCATTGTTAACAGAATATGCATTACAAACTTGCGATAAGGTTGCAGCCTTACGCAAACTCGATAGCGATATTAAGCCAGCAGTTGCGCAAACTCTCGCAACTTATGCCTACCTGGATTATTGCCGGGCAGCGTCCAGCAAGAAGCCTTGCGAATGCTGTAACGGTGAGGGATTCACTGACGCTGAGGTATTCACTACCAAATCACACACTCCCTTTGTTGCTCAGGACGTAATGCGAACCTCAATAAAATGGGGAGCGAAGGGCGTAATACCATCGGAATACGAAGTGCGCCGAGAGATTCGCGAGCAAGTGAGGGTATTGTGCAAAGAGTGCAATGGAAAAGGCACACTATCAACTGCATGTAGCGACTGCCGGGGTCGAGGTGAGGCTGTAGACCGAGAGGAAACTAAGCGGCAGGGCGTACCGGTGAAGTGCAAATGCAAGCGGTGTAACAGTCGAGGTTTCGAGAGAATCCTGTCGACTGATGTCCACCGCGCAGTTTGTCAAATTACCGATGCGATCACCCTGGATACTTGGAAGAAGTCAGTTAAGCCGTTCTACGACGGACTTTCAACAAAGTTAGAAATTGAAGAGGAGTGGGCTAATTCGGCACTGAAGAAGGTCACTCAGTGACAAGCAAGGAGCCCTCTTCGGAGGGTTTTTGCTTCATTGGCTTATTTCTTTTCATCATCTGAATTGGAGCTAGGCTCACTTGGCTTGCTCTCTGAGCTATTTTTGTTTTTACCAAATTCAATGCCAAAGCTGTCCTTAAGAAATTTTTCAAAAAACTCAACCTGTTGAAGTAAGGCGTTTATTGTTCTTTCTTTTTGAAAGATGAGCTCATCTTTAAGATGAAGTATTACTCTCATTTCTGTCATTACATCTTTTAAGTGTTTTACATCGTTAGAATCTCCACTTCCATTCACTGAATCCTCTAGAATCTGAACGATCTCTGCATTCATTGACCGACCATTGGCCTTTGCCCTCTCTTGGATCTTTTCTTTAACCTCATCAGGAATTCTCACGCCCAAGGGAGAGATGCTTCGCATACCCTTCATTTCTACTCCAAGTTACAGTTGCAAATAATCTACACAGTGTAGTCAAAATCGCTTTGACAAAAAATACACACGGTGTAGTATTTAATTATCACAGTGAAGAGGGTTTGATATGGAAAACGCACGAAACATCCCACCAACAGGAATTCGTTTCCCTGACTGGCTGAAAGACGCACTTAAATCTGCAGCAAGCAAAGAATGCCGTTCCCTCAATGGGGAGGTGATTAAACGTTTGGAGAAAAGCTTGAGAGAAGAGGGCTTTTTGAGTGGCAACTAAAAACAGTGAAGCCCTAACTACTTGCGATAGTCAGGGCCTCGGCGTCAGAAACCTTAAGCGAGTAACCGACATGAAAAGTATAGCGAATTCAGAACTTAATTTCCACGGCACAGCGCTGATACCTGTGAAAGATGTCAATGGGATTTGGTTAACCTCAGCAGATGTAGCAAAGGCGCTGGGATACAAGAGCACTAAATCAATCTCAAACCTTTTTTGGACAGTACGAAGACGAGTTTTCCCAGGGGATGACAATGGTCATCGAATCAGTGACCAATGGGATTAATGGGTCATCGCGCCGTATGAAGGTGCGAGTTTTCTCTCTACGTGGTGCACACCTGATTGCAATGTTCGCTCGTACGCCAGTAGCCAAAGAATTCCGCCGCTGGGTTCTCGACATTCTGGATCGCGAAGTGGCTCATTCTCCGATTGCCAAGCAGTTCACCGATGAAGAACTGATCAACCTTTCTTACATGTGGGTGTGGATGGACAAAGGCCGCCGTGTTGCCAAACAGATTTACCCGGCACTGAACCAACTCGGCTCTCCGCACCATGGTTTCTTCTACGACATGGCAAACGAAAGCCACTACATGATCGACAAGGCGCGGGAAAGTCTGGTTCGCGAAACTGAAAATATCGACATGAACGGATTTCATGCTCGAAACGCACAAGGGATGTTAGATCGCTTGAATGGAAAGGAAGGGGTTCACTGAAAGGCGTATGGGATGGCGCGTTTGCTCTGGCATACAGCAATAAAAAAGCCAGTAGTTTGCACCTACTGGCGTATGTCACATGCCCTAACTATCACATAAGGAATGTCGAATGACTGCATTAAAGATAGCAGACCACAGATCACATGTCACTATGTCAAGTCGCGAGATATCTAAGCTCACGAAAAAGGAGCATAAGAATGTAATCCGCGATATCTGGGAAATGCTCGAAGACCTGTACGGCATTACAAAAGATGGCTCAAATCTGAGTCATAAGAAAAATCAAGCAGTTACGTTGGTTGATGGCGTCGATATTACGGTTGACTCACGCGGTTACGTATCAAGCTTTCGACTCGATAAGCCTCATGTTGAGTGTTTGCTTACGGGGTACAGCGCTGTTTTGCGAATGACTGTTATTCGACACATTTATAGTCTCGAAGAAAAAATCAGTCAGCGGGCACTTCCAGTCAACTATAAAGAGGCTTTGTTAGCACTCGTTCAGTCTGAAACGGAAAAAGAACTGATCACAGCTGAGCGTGATGAGGCCGTTGAAACTAAAGCCTGGATTGGCGAAAAACGTGAAGCTACAGCAATGGCAACTGCATCAGCTGCA